CCTAGAGCTGTGTTTGAAAGAAACGTCGATCAACTGTAGGAAACCATAGAAATATTGCTCAGAAAATTGATTTATATTAACAATATGACCTTTGCCCTGTTCTTTCCTGCGAGGAATACCGGACCGCTGCCAACTGCGCCTGCCGCAAGGCGCTGTTCGGTGCGGCATCAGCATTGCGATTGCCGTGAGCCGGGTCAACGATGCTGCCGACGTCAAGAGGGTCGACGTGCCGCAACTGGCGCTCATGACGCCCGATGTTTTCGCGCAGGTAACGAAAGTGGTCGAGATCGGGCAAAGAAGGCAAGGGAGGGAGAGTTCACGCGCAGGCCAAAGCGGCAGCTGTCCGTGCTGCTGCGCTGCGCGCACTGCGGCGGGGGAATGTCGATGCATGACCGGGACGGCGATGCCGTCCGGATACGCTGCTCTCGATCGGTTGAAAGTGGCGTTTGTGCGATCGCCGCAAGTATCGGCTCAACAAGATCGAACAGGCCGTGATTGCCGGTCTCCGCTCTCAGTTGGAGCATCCTGAGGCGCTGGGCTGAATATGTGAGGGTCTATCGGGAAGAGCGGCAGGACGAAAACGCCAATGGTCCGGGAAAAGAGCGCCATGGAACGACGCCTTCAATCTCTCGAATCGCTGCTGTCGAAGATGATCCACCTCTACTTGACGGACCTGCTGTCGATCGAGGATTTCGAGGCGCAGAACAAACCGCTGCAGATCGAACGCGCCGATCTAAAAGCCGATTTAGCCGATATGCCCTCGACGCCGGTGGTTGAGCTTCATCCGCAGGCCTACAAGAAATGCCGAGCAGCGTTGGACAATCTTGCCGGACGGCTCGACGAACTCGACCGCAGACTCGATGCGGAAGCGATAGCGTGGTTCAGGGCTTTGGTGGATAGCGCTGTGGTGCATGTCGCACCGGCTACAGGCGTAGAAGCCGATGATGTTTGTCACCGCTGACTGCAATATGTGGGAATTACCGGGATAATCCGGGAAGTGGTGGGAAGCTGTTAGAATTCAACAGCATAAACCGCGCCAGCTGAGAAATCGCGACGCCTGAGTTTTTCACCGGCGATTGTAGGCGGAGCCCGTTTCGCATCGAGCGGCGGGAAATTGAGAGATCGTTCGAACCGCCAGTGAAAAATTTGAGAATGGCCTTTGAAGGCTCTTCAAATCGTTGAAATCATTCGTTTCATAGTTTGAGGCCGGCCCCGCGTTCGCGGCGTGAATTCCGCGCGTGATGAGCCTGAAAACCAAATTAGATTCCCACATTCGGATGGGAATCTAATTTTTCGTCGATTTATGATTTTTTACAGGCACTTAGGCGATATACCGTGGATCTGGAGATTTCCACATCGTCGATGCGGATCGAGAGGCTATTCTTCTTTGGCTGCTTCGCCCGAGCCGCTGGCATTTGCCGAGATTTCGCGAGCTTCCTCGCGCTTGACCAGTTCGGCGTCGATCGCCTCGCGGATAAAAGCGGCCATGCGGTTTGGCCCGACCAGCGCTACGATGCGGGCGCGCGTTTCCGGCATCAACCGGACCTTCGTTTCCTTCACATTTAACGTCGGACGTCCCATGCGGGGCTGACTAACCGTCCCCGGAATGTTTGTCAAAGTCATCTCCAATCAATTCGGTTACGGTTTCAACCGGTAACTGATTAGGGATGGCTAAGAGACTGCCGACATTCCAACTCGTTCCGCTCTCATGCGACGCTGTGCTCTTGATTACGCAATTGGCAATTCATAGCTTAGCGAAGTGCTTATAAGTTCGTTCGGGGGTTGCGTTGACTTAAGAGCATTTGGGTAATGCGTTCTATCGCTACAGCCGGGGGTTCGGCCTGAAGCATCCACTTAACATCGCTGACGAATTCAACCTGGTCATCTCGATCGGGCACTCTCGGCCCTGCGCTATCCTGTCCATGTTCGCGGCTCACATCCACGACCATCAGGCCGAGCGTTTCCCAGTGCCTGGCTTGGCCCGAGCAACGCTTAACTGTCTTGCCAGCCTCTTTTCCAGCACGGTCATCCGGGCACTGACTTCATCTGCATCTGTAAAGTCGACCTGTTCGGCGAGGAATTCGTTGTAGGCCGACGTGGCCATGCGCAGAACCTCTGTTTCCTGCATGCGGATGCCAGCATCGACATGCAACCGCTTCACGACTTCGTGGATCTTCACCAGATAATCCGAGTCAATCGGCGCCGTTTTCATCTCCATCACCATTTTCATGCCATTGGCATCGGAAACCGTAAGATCCGGAACGGCAAAGCTTTGCTCCATCGCACGATCTTTGCGCAAGCTCTGCCCAATTTTGCTCTCGAAACCATCTTCGAATTTCGGACCGACTCCGAGAACCAGCCACTTGATGGCAACGCCCGTCACGATTGAAATCTCAGCGACGGCCTTCGCCTTTGGTTCGTTCGAGCCATCGACCCAGCCACCCAACGTACGTCGGGCGACATTGATCGCAGGCGCAAGTTTATTGAGCCCTCCGATCTCCTCGGCGGCCTCCTTTATGCGGTCTTTCAGCTCACTCATGCGGCAGTTGGCAACTACTTGCCATGCTTCGGCGACTTATCGCTTGAAATATAGCAACTTGTTGCTATCCTCTCCATAAATACGGACCAAATCACCCATGAAAAGGGAGGCCGGTCAGGGCCTCCCCGATCACATCGAGGAATAACTATGCAACGTGCGAAGAACACGGACAAGACACCCAGCGACCGCATCTATCTCGCGATCGAAGAAAGCATCAGGATCAAGGGTAAACTCGCCCTGAAAGGCTTCTCACTCCTCGATATCGACCGTGCCTATGATCTGCCACGCGGGACTGCCGGAACGACGCTCCGGGAGCCCAACGTGGCGGGCGAAAGGGCAATAGCCGCAGCTCTCGGTACAAAGCCACATCTTCTGTGGCGGCGCCGCTATCACGCCTCCGGTCTGCGAAAAACCCCTCAACCTGCCGTCAACTATGAGCGCCCGCCGACCCTGCAGCAACGCCAAAACAACGCGCAGGTCTAGACATGCGCAACCCCTTCATTCCCTCCCGTTCCCCCGTCTGCCGTGCAGCCGACCAGGTGCTTATGTTCAGTGTCGCCCTGGCCGGTTGCGCGGCGGTCATCGCCGTCTTCGTCAAGCAGATCTGGGTGTGGCTATGAACCCATACTCACAGGAAGATCGCCTGCAGACGATGCTGGCCTGCTGCTACGCCTCGGTCCAGACCGGCTTTCGCCACCTGGCACTCCGGCACATCATCAACCCGCCGCATCAATGGTTCGATGCCGCCCTCGCGCGGCAGATCGCCATTCATATCCTGCATGTGGAGTTCGATGTGCCGCGCCGGCGCATCGTCGCGATGCAGGACCGCCAACGCGGCTCCATCATGATGGCCGTGCGCGCCGTCGACGCCCGTCTTGAAGAGCCGATGTTTGCCCGCGCCTATGGCCGCATGGCAGCCCGCGCCAAGGACCTTTTCAACCTCGAAGTTCGAAAGGCAGCCGCCTAATGGCCGAGTTCAAAACCATCCCTATCGCCAAGATCTTCATTCCCGACCGGCTGCGGCATTTGGAAGAAGAGCACGCGCTCGCCATCTCCCAGTCGATCGTCGAACACGGTCTGCTCAACCCGATCACCGTCCGCAAGACGCCTGCCGCCGAGCAACCCTATACGCTCGTCGCCGGCCGGCATCGCCTGCGGGCGGTCGAGCTCAATCAAGAGAGCGAAATCGATGCGACCATCGTCGAGGCGGACAAGGCCGAGGCGCAGCTGATCGAGATCACCGAGAACCTTTTCCGCAATGATCTGTCTGTGCTCGATCGGGCCCATTTCGTGGCGACCTACCGGCAGGTCTGGGAAAACAGATACGGCAAGGTCGAAGCCGGTCGCCCGGCTAATCGCGCAAACCTTGCGCAATTAATCATGAACGAGGCCGTCCCAGGCTTTTCCCAGCACGTCGCCGACCGCCTGGGCTTCTCAAAACGCTCTGTCGAATACCTCAACAAGATCGCCAAAAGCCTCCATGCCGACGTTCGCAATGCGGTTCGCGGAACACCGATCGCCGATAATCAAGCCGCCCTTCTCAAGCTCGCCAAGATGGAGCCGAAAAAGCAACGCCAGATGGCCCTCGCGCTTGGCCAGGAGCCCGATCTGAAGCGCGCGCGCGAGCTGGTCGACGGTGCGAAGCCCAAGCCCTCCGAAGCCGATAAGCAGAAAGTTATTGGGGCCGATCTGGAGACAAACTGGAAGAAGGCCGACGCGATCACTCGCAAGTGGTTTCTAAACGACATCGGCCTGTCGAAAGAGCTGGTGAAGGCCGTCTTAACCGCGACCCAGCAGTACGAAACCAAGGGGAAGGCTGGCAAATGAGCAAGCTCCATCCCGACCAGTTCGATTTCTTCGTCAGCGCCCTTTTCCCGACGCGCAGCGCCACCACGACCATCGACCTCGACCGCTTTCGCGCCAAGCTGAAGCGCGCCATGGCCAAGGCCATCCGCGAGTGCCCGTACGACCGGCCGACCATCGCCGGCCGCATGGCCCAATATCTCGGCATGGCCGATTTCTCCAAGACCACGCTCGACAGCTACACCGCCGAGAGCAAGGCCGGCCACGACATCAGCCTGGTGCGCTTCAAGGCATTTGTGCGCGCCACCGGGGCGGTCTGGCTCTGGGACATGATCGTCGCCGAGGATGGCCTGACGATGCTCGAAGGCGACGAAGCGCGGCTCGCTGAAATCGCCCGCCTGCAGCAGGAACAGCGCCAGCTTGGCATCGAGCTAAAGAACCTGCGATCCGTTCCCGTCAACATCAAGCGGAGGGATCGCTGATGCTCGCCGCCATCTTCATTCTCACCACCTCGGATATCGCTGCCGTCACGATCGGCGTTTGCTACCGCAGCCCCGCCCTGGCGATCGCTACCGGCCTCGGCGTTGCCGCGCTCGAAGTCGCACTCCTGGTTGGAGGCGTGCTTTGAAGCAATTTTATACCCTTGCAGAGCTTGCCGCCGCCAGCTTGCCAGATCTTCCGCGCTCGGAAGGCAGCCTCGGCAATCTGGTGCGCGCCAAGAATTGGCGCAGCAATCCTACTCTCTGCAGGCAGGCGCCCGGCAAGACCAAGACCGTCTGGGAATACCACGTCTCGTTGCTGCCGAAGGCCGCGCAAAGCCGCCTGCTGATCATCCATTCCGCCCCTGCCAACGATGACCAGGACGAACGCGCCGCTGCCAAGAAAGCCCTTTGGTACCGCTTCGAAGCCCTGTCGAAGGACAACAAGGAAGAATGCCAGCGCCGCCTGCAGGCGGTCTTGTTTGCCGCCGAGCTGGAGAGCAACGGCCTGTCGGCCTCGTCTGCCAAAAAGGTTGCCGCGCGCAAGTTCAACTGCAGCGCCCGCACTGTCTACTACTGGCAGGAACTGACACACGGCACCGACCGCGTCGACTGGCTGGCTGCTCTCGCGCCGGCCTTCGCCAATGCCTCCGAGCGCTCCGATTGCTCGCCGGAAGCCTGGGAGTTTATCACTTCCGACTTTCTTCGCGGCGAAAAGCCGGCGCTGTCGGCCTGCTACCGCCGTCTGCTGGTCGCCGCCAAAGCCGAGGGCTGGTCGCCGATCCCCTCCGAGCAGTCGCTGCGCCGCCGGATCAAAATCGAGATCCCCGAGACCACCCAGATGCTCGCCCGCTCCGGCAAGGACAAGGCGAAGGCACTCTACCCCGCCCAGCGCCGCACCCGCGAACACCTGCACGCCATGCAGATGGTCAATATGGACGGCCACAAGCTCGACGTCTTCGTGCGCGTGCCCTGGTCGACCAAGCCGGTGCGCATGCTCCTGCTCGGCATTCAGGATCTCTATTCCGGCAAGGTCGTCGGCTGGCGCCTGTCCGACAGCGAAAACAAGGAAACCGTGCGCCTGGTCATCGGTGACATGGTCGAGACATCGGGCATTCCCGATCGCATCTATCTCGACAACGGCCGCGCATTCGCCTCGAAGTGGATCTCCGGCGGCGCCCAGACCCGCTTCCGCTTCAAGGTCAAGGAAGAAGACCCGGAAGGCCTGCTGGTCACCCTCGGCATCGAGCCACGCTGGACGACGCCCTATTCCGGCCAGTCCAAGCCGATCGAGCGCGCTTGGAAGGATCTGGCCGAAAATATCTCCAAGCACCCGTTCTGCGCCGGCGCCTACACCGGCAACAAACCGGACGCAAAACCCGAGAACTACGGCAACCGGGCCATCCCGCTCGAAGAATTCCGCGCCTTTGTCGCCTCGCAGATCGTCGAGCACAACGCCCGCGAAGGCCGCAAGGCCGCCGCTTGCAATGGCCGCAGTTTCGACCAGACCTTTGCCGAGAGCATGGCCGAACCGTCGACCATCGTCCGCTGGGCCACCAACGCGCAGCGCGCCCTCTGGCTGCTCGCATCCGAGACGATCCGCGCCCAGAAGGGCAGCGGCGAAGTTCATTATGCCGGCAACCGCTACTGGTCGAAGGAACTCAACCAGCATGCCGGCCAGAAGGTGACAATCCGCTTCGATCCGGACGATCTGCACGGCGCCGTCAAAGTATACGACCTTTCCAACATGCTGATCTGCGACGCGCCCTGCATCGAGGACGCCGGCTTCGACGATCAGGAGGCCGCTCGCCAGCACGCCCGCAAGCGCCGCGACTATGCCAAGATCGTCGCCAGCCAGGCGGCAGCCCACCAGGCGATGTCGGCTCAGCAGCTAGCCGACATTCTCACCAAGGGCACCAAGGCGATGTCGGCGCCGGAACCGGTGCGCCCCACTGTCACCCGCATGTTAACGACCAGCACGGTTCAGCCCCTGCAGGTGGCGGCGATCAGCGAAGACGAGTTTTCAGACAGTTTTTCGAGGGCGCTCGGCCGTATCGGTGGCGCCTCGATCCTAGAATTCCCGCAAGGGAATGGGCCGGGAAGTGTTGCGTCCGGCCCGACGTCAGCAGAGCCGAAAAGTACCGCGTACGGTTCCAAAAAAAAGGGTGGGAGAAATCCCACCCGCTAATCGGCCCGGAGCAGGGGCCTCATGCAGGAGCCAAACTAAATGATTAAGAATAACGGCGCAAGTCTGACTGCAACATCAGACAATTGGGAACGCCCGACTATCCGCCCTTCAATCGCCGCCAACCGCTCGGCAGCTGATGTCGATGCATGGTTGATCCTTGTCGACCGCGTCATCGACGCAGCCAAAGCCAACGGCTGGACAAAGACCGAGGTTACCCGTCGCATGGACATGCCGGCTGGCACCTTTAGCCAATGGTTTTCAGGCAAGTATGAAGGTCGTTACGACACCACCAACCAGAAGGTTGCCCAGTGGCTGCAGGCGCTCGAAGAGGCGGCCAGCCTGACTTCGTCAATTCCGACCTCGCCAGCCTTTATCCGGACCACCATCGCGACGGAGATCGAGGATACGCTGCGCTGGGCGCAGATGACCGCTGACATGGTCATGATCACGCTTGGCGCCGGCAACGGCAAGACGATGACCTGCCGGCACTATGTCGCCACCCGGCCGCATGCCTACATGGCGACCATCTCGCCACACACCAAGACCGTTCACAGCATGCTCAACGAGCTGGCCGCCGAACTCGACGTCTCGGAACACAACCCGGCCCGCCTCACCCGCGCGATCGGTCGCAAGCTGTCGGGCGGCGGCAAGCTGCTGATAATCGACGAGGCTCAGAACCTTGTTGACGATGCCATCAATCAGCTGCGCCACTTCATCGACGTTCACCAGTGCGGCGTTGCCCTGGTCGGGAATGACGAAGTCTATGGCCGCTTCTCCAAGAAGACGGACGGCCCTAGCTACGCCCAGCTGAAGAGCCGGCTCGGCAAGCGCCTTAGTCGCAAGACGGCTCTCGCCGACCTGCAGATGTTCATCGCCGCCTGGGGCGTTACCGATCCCGACAGCATTCGACTTCTCACCGGCATTGGCATGAAGGGCGGCGCTATGCGCCAGATCGACAAGACGATGAAGCTTGCTACCATGCTCGCCATGGGCGGCGATGGCGAGTTGACAGTGAAACACATCGATGCCGCCTGGAAGAACCGCAACGTGGAGGACATGGCCTGATGTCCCCGCAAATCAAACTGAGCGATGCTCTTTCCGGTCTTCTGAGAAGCTTCGAGCCGCATGTCGGAGACGTCAACGGCGCCGAGCTTCCGCAGGCTTCCATCATCTCGATCGTCGCCCAGCTGCGCGCCGCCAAGCAACTGGCCCGCTCCATCGAACAGGAAGTGCAGGTCCTACGCCTGGTCGAAGTTGCCCGCCACACCCGGTTCAACATGGACGATCTGGCAGTCGACGCCGTGCTCAACCCTGCCCGCGATCGGCAGGGCAATGTGATCACGCCAAATTTCGGGAGGAAGAAGCCATGACACAGCGCTCGTCATACTTTCTTACGACGCTGGCTAAAGCCATCAAGATGCATGGTTCTACAGGAGTGCCGATGTCGGCTGCGGTGAGCTTAAGGATCGCTGATCTGCTCGCCGTTGTCGCCTCTCAATGCCTCGAAATGGAGCGACGGCTAGCTGGCGAAGAGCATCCGCAGGAGCGCGATCCGAAAGTGGTCTCGCTCGCCGAATTCGGGCTGAACAGACCAAAGCCGCCTGCAGGTGACGCATGATCAGCTGTAAACTCATCGCCGAGGTAGTGTCAGGAAACTACGAAATCCCGTTGCGGGAGCTTTACTCGCAGCGGCGCGAAACCGGCCTAGTTTTGCCACGGCACATGTCCTGGTACCTCGCCAAGACACTGACGTCGCGCTCCTACCCCGAGATCGGCCGCTACATGGGCGGCCGGGACCACACCACGATCATGTATGGCGTTCGCCAGATGGGAGATGCGGTCATCAGCGATCCAGTGATCGCGGCCAACTACGAGACGCTCGTCATGCAGATTTCTGCACTCGGCAAGGCATCCGAAACCAGTGAGCAGCTCGCCGCCCGACTTGGCGACCTTGACCCACTCGAAATCGCAACAACCGTGCTGGACGGGCCATTCAATGACGTCGAGCCATCGCACGATGATATTGTTGCGCTGTGCATGGGCGTAAGGCACTTCGCGGATGAATGCGCGATGTTGAACGCGCGTGTCGCGGAACAGGCCAAAGCGATTGCAACGCTGGAGGCCGAGCGCCTCCGGCAGCTCAGGGCGATCCAGTTGCACTTGAAAATCATCGAACGGAATGCCGCTGTCGTTGCCGCCGCAGAGAGAGTCTCGAAGGCCGCCAAGGATCTCGCCAGGGCGTTCGACACCAACGGCGAGCGTGCTTCTCGCAAGACGCTGGAAGCGCACATTTCAAACCTTCAAACCCTCTTTGAAAGGACATGACCATGTCTGCAGCAATCCTCGAAGAACGCCCTGAAGAGGGCATCGTTATCGTCGGCGGTCGGGAGTTCATGACCAACGCCAAGGGCGGGCTCGATCCGATCGGCAACGTCAAGGCGCAGTACAAGCTGCAGGATCAGACCGTGCGGGGCTGCATTGCCTTCGCCCTCGACCTCAATGCGCAGCTAACGCGGTTTCGTGGCCACACCGCCGCCGATCTCGCAGCTCTCGACAACATCCTGGCTGAAAAATACGACGCCAAGATCGGCGGCGCCAAAGGAAACCGCACTTATCAGACCTACGACGGCCTGATGAAGGTGCAGGTGCAGGTGTCCGACCAGATCACGTTCGGTCCCGAGCTGCAGATCGCAAAGTCGCTGATCGACGAATGCCTGACCGAATGGAGCGCCGACAGCCGGCCGGAAATCCAGTCTCTGGTGATGCGCGCTTTCAATACCGACAAGGAAGGCCAGGTCAGCCGCGCCAACATCTACATGCTCACCCGTCTTGAGATCGACGACACCAGGTGGAAGAGCGCAATGGCGGCGATCGTCGATGCGACCACGGTCACCGGTTCAAAAGAGTACGTCCGCTTCTATCGCCGCGCGACCGTGAAGGACGAGTGGCAGGCGATCACCATCGATCTGGCGAAAGCGTGAGGGCGGATACTGTCATGAGCAACGCGACCTATAGCCGCTTGGAACGTGAGCAATTGTTGCGCTTGTTAAAAGATGCTCGACACTTGATCGCGCGCCTCACCCCCTTCTCAGTCGATGAAGCCGAACAAATCTTGTTTGGAGCGATCGAGAGTGTCGCAGCGAATGCGGATGCCATGGGAGCGCGTATGGACGAAGCGTTGGCTTCATCACCCCCGCCCTCGGAAAATGTGGGTGGTAAGCCGACCATAGCTGTCGGCACTTACACGATCACAGAGCTTTATGCGGGTCGCACCGTTGAAAGCGATTTTGTCTTCATGGAACCGGCTGACGATCTGGTCTTGCTTACAGACAATGCATCATCCCATTCCAGCGGCCTAGAAGACGAGATCGACCGCGTCGTCCAGACGGTCAACGAATGGGATGATCGCACGTCGCCGGACGATTACCCTGAGCATCTTCTGGTCACCTCCGAAGAGCTGACGGTGATCCTTCGTGGCTTTGCTGCTTCGCTGACGACCCTGCCGGAGGTCAATCATGACCCTTCATAATCATCAAAGAGCAGCCGCGAGCACGTTTGCCTTCACCGGGCAGAACAACCACATCAACACCCCAGGTATAACCAGAGTGAGCAACTTCCGCCTCGATCTCCGGGAGGTTGGACCAGTCATCCAATGCAACAGCGGTCAGGCTGTAGTCTATCTGGAACTGATCCGGAATACG